CGTAGTACGTCGCCTTCGTGTTCGAGAACACGATGCCCTTTAGGTGCGTGGGAGTGATCCGCATCTCGTAGTCGATGCCCCCGCCCGTCTTGCCCGTGCGGCGCGTCACGTTCTCATACCATTCGGCTCGCGCGTAATCGGTCACGTCCGACGCGATGCTCTCGACCTCGCGCTTGATCTCGGCGTAGGTCGTGGAGATCATGCGGTCGAGCGCGGCCTCGAGCTGTGGCCCGATGCTGACAGACGCTCGACCGACTGTGATCTTCTTACCCGCCACCTAGCCCCCAGAAGGCTCGCGCCTCGGGTTCGATACTATCACCCTCTCGGGCCTTCGGGCGCGGGCTCTTCTTCGTGGGCGGGGGCGTGTGCTTGACGCGCCACCACGCGAGGACGCGCTCCTGCTGGTCGCGTGTCCACCCATAGAACGCGTCGGGGTCGCCGCAGAACGTGAGCCCGATCTCGAGGGCTACGGCGTCGAGGGCTCCGTCTGCGGATCGGTAAAACCCTCAACGGTCGCGACCTCTGGCTCGCGCGGGATTGCCTCGATCACGAGGTCGAGGGCTTCCTTCCCGGCCGTGTAGATCTCGGCCTCGGTCACACCCAGAGCGACCAACTCATCCACGACCGAGCCCCCGTAGGCGAGCATGTCGTACTTGCACCCGGAGAGGCTGGCCTTCAGCGCCTTACCGCTCCAGCACACGCCGAGCGCCGCACCGAGCCCGCGCAGGGCGCTAACGCCGACCGCGATGGTGACCTCGCGCGCCGCCATAAACGACGTGGGCTTCTTGAGCGTGACCTTGTGCTTCCCGAGAGTGACTTCCATTCCTTCCTCCTTCAGACGTGAAACGCCCCCCGCACCATGTAGCACGGGGGGCGTCGGGCATGGGATGCTATCCCGTGCGGGGTTAGACGGCCGTGATCGTGCCGAAGCAAGTCCCGTTCAAGGTGAACGTGTTCGGGTCTCCCTCCGAGAAATCGATCGAGATGCGATTGCCGGTGAGGGTCAGGGTGTGATCCGTGGCCTCCCCGAGCGTGGTTCCCTCGATCACAAGGAGGCAGTCGAGGCCGTAGGCGTCGCTGTTCGTGATCGTGCTGATCGCGGCGGCGAAGGTGCCGGTCTTGTTGACGGCGTCCCACAGCGTCTTCGAGACGGCGTCAGAGAGCTCCGTCATATGCGCCGAGAAGGACCACGTGGGGAAGGTCTGCGACGTGAGACGCACCGTGCCCAGAGAGCCGCGGTCGAGGTACGTCGTCACCTCGGTGTTCGAGTTCGCCGACAGACCCGAGATGGAGAAGTCTCCAGCCTCGAACTCGACCGTAATCGCGATCGGGGTGCCGGTCCCGTCCTTGAGGACGATCATGCCGTCGCGAAAGTTCTTAACGATGGGAAGAGCCATGAGAACCCCCTACTGAAGCGGAAGCGTGTGAACGATGCGGAACGTTATCACACCGACGACCCATTCGCCGAGTACCGACGTTTCGCGCGTGGTGCTGATGACCTGCACTTTGTAGGACTGCGGCCACGTCGTATCGTAGGCCATGAGCTCGTTGATCACGCTCTGCTCGCCGTCGAGGGCGTCGTCGTAACTGTCGCTCATGCCCTTCGGCGCGAGGCGCCAGGAGTAGCGCACCTCGAGCGTCGTCTCCACGAGGAGCCCCTCGGCCGGGCGCCCGCGGTAGGCGCGCAGATCATCCGTCGAGGTGGGATGCACGGCGAACGCCTTGTGGGCGATGCTGTCAGCGTCGCGGCCGAAGTTATCGGGCGCCACGCGCGACTCCTTCCAGCCCGTGAGCGTGAGGATGCGCGCGGTCACGTCCTCGCGCAGCTGACGTACCGTCTTGCTGGCCATTAGTAGAAGCCACCGAAGCGCGGGTAGCCGCCGCGGCCATTGAGCCACACCGTCGAGGTGCCGCTCTTCTTCGTGTTCGGGTTGACCTTGTTCTCGTCGCTCTCGTCGTAGTTAAACCGGAGCTGGCCCCAGGCCTCGGTGTAGGCGCGGCCGTAGTGCTCGGCGAGGGCCTGCCAGCGACCGCCCTCTCCGGCGCTCGTCTGGAAGTCGAGGAAGATGAGCTGGAGCGTCAGCGCGAGGTGCGCGTCACGCAGCGCGCTCGGCTGGATGATGAGGTAAGGCCGGCGTCCCTGCGCCACGATGCGGTTCGTGAGCGTGCCCCACGCTTCGTCCAAATAGGACTGATACGAGGTCGTGCCCGTCGCGAGCAGCGAAGGGAGGTCGCTGTGACGCTGGAACAGGTCCGCGTCGGTAATCACCGGGTAGAGCGTGCGACGGACGAGGGCGCCGTCGTTGCGAAACACGTTCTGCATCGTGGCGGTCATCTGGAGCGTCCACTCCAGAAGCCAGCCCTCTTCCAGCGCAAGCGAGCTGGTCATCGTGCCGAGGAGCGCGTAGGTCGCCACGCTGCCCGTGATGGTCACGGCCGCGGCGTTGACCACGACCGTCCCATCCGCACGGTAGACCGTGAGCGTGCCCGAGAGCGGCGCGACGAGCGCACCCGCACGGTAGACGGGACACGTGAGATCCTGGTTACGCCCACGCTCGATGGTCTCGCCGGAGCGAAACCGTGCCGTGTAGAGCGTCTCGCTGATGCTCATCGTGTCCCCCTTCCGTTACTTATCGCGTTCGCGCCGGTCTGCCTTACGCGCTTGCTCGCGCGCAACCTGCTCAGCGCGCTGCGCCGGCATGCCGCCCTCGACAAGACGGCGCGTCATGGCTTCCTTGGCTGCTGCGATGTCCTTTCGCTCCCCGCTCATGCCTTCGCCTTCGGTCCCTTGACGGGAGTATACATGCGCTCACGTGCGGCGCGCATGTCATCGAGGCGCTTGCTCTCGACGGGGAGCGCAAGCGCGCTGCCGGGATGCGTCGGCGCGCGGGTCTGGTGCTCGCTCACTACGCGCTCCTGGCGCTCGATGATCACGCCGATGAAGTCGGGGTCGGGGATCTTGACCACGCCGTCCGCGACGAGGCGCCGAAGGAAGGCACGGTAGCCCTCGGTGTCCACCGTCATGCGCGTCTGACCCGCAACGAGCTTCGGCTTCTCCCACTTCGAGAGGAACACGGGACCGTTCGCGCCTGCGTACTGGATGCAGTAGCCGCCGGGCTCGACCTCCCACGGGATGATGGTGACGCCCTTCTTGCTGAGGTGGACCTCAGCGAGGGCCGTGTCGCCGTTCTTGTCGACCCGGTTGAGGCCGGGAATAGCCAGCATTTGCCCGAGGTCGGGGAGCCACTCGCCGTCCACGCACTGCCAGTGTCCCGGGTGATGGGTGTACCACCATGCCGCGTTGCTCGGCAGGTTGAGCAGGGTCGCCATTCCAGCCGGGCGAGACGCCGGCTGCGCTGCAAAGTTGCCGCCGTCAGCCGTTCCGAAGTTCGCTGCCATCTGTTGTTTCTCCTTACGCACGAAGGCGTGCCCGTACCATAAGCACGGACACGCCTCGGCGCTAGGCAGAGCCTAGCAGACCATCACAGGTCGCTGACGACCCCGACGCCCTTGAGGTCTTCCAGCTCAACCACTCCGAGGAACGAGGAGCCCACCACTCGGGTGAGTCCGCTCGCGGCGTCCCTTTCCCACTCGACTGCCACCGGAGCGCCCGCCGGGATGATCACGCCACCCGCCGCCGCGATGGGCGCCGGGGTGCCGAGGGCGTAGGCGATGGCGCCATTGCCGAGCATCATGCCGCGGTAGTCCGCACCCGCGTTGGCGGTGGGGACGTAGGACGACACATGCACGTTCACGCCAAAGAGCTTGCCCTTGTAGGACGCGCCCAGCGCGGAAGTCTGTGCCTGGTTCGCCGCGATGTACTGACCCGGGCCCGTCTCCGCGCGGAGGCTCGACATCAGGTCATTGTACTGTTGGGGATGAAGCACGACATCGTACTCGCCCATCACGCTCTGCAACTGCAGCGCGAAGATCGCGCTGTAGAGGGTGTCCGTGGTCATGTCCACGCCCGTGCTGCCGACCTGCGTGGCGAAGCCCGAGGACAGCGCGCACGCCAGCTGATTGAAACGGCCGTTGAAGGCCGCGACCATCGCGTTCGACAGACCATCGAGGTCCACGCCGCCCGGCACGGAGTTGCTCACGCGAGCGAGGTCCGTGAGGTCGTAGCGCAGCGCCTGACGAGCCACGACGACCGTAGCG